AACCGCGCCAAAAAATACAAAGAGAAGCCTGTTCGACCTGCGCCAAGCAGAACATCGTGGACATACATCATTCCGCCTAACACAGTGCTGGTTAAGTTTGAGCCGGAGCAAACAGACGCCCTTCCAACCATGTCGCATTTGCTCAAAAGGATTTTGCTCGAAGTTTGTCTTGCCTACCGCGTGATCCCGAACGAGCTCGTGGGCAAAAAGCGGAACAAGGTGTTGGTGCTGGCAAGAGCTGAATTCGTGAGGCGCGCTCGAAACGAAACCGACGCATCTTTCCCGCGCATCGGCAAAGCCATCAACAAAGATCACACCACGGTCATTCACGCCTATTACGGCGGCAGACGACCACGAAAGGAGCGCGCCAATGACACCACAACAGAAGTCAGCAATGATCGAACGTCTTGCAACGCTCCTTGACGAAGCGCCCACATACTTCACCATGCGAGATATAGCGGGCATCGCTTACGACTACATCGAACCGCAGATTAGAGAAGAATGCGCGCAAATCGCAGAAGAGGAACACGCTCAATGGGCAGCATCTGCAATCCGCAAGGCCTACACTCCTTGAGGCGACGGTCGGCAATCGAACGGAAAGCAATTCGCCAGCGCACAAGGCGCACATTTTGTTAAGTTACGCCGTAGGCGTATTGACCCATCAGCTAGTAGGTATATAATGGCCCTAACTTTTTACCCCCAGCGAAAGGTTTTTTGGTTGTAATGGGCCAAAGGTTATGTTACAAATCAACCCTTCAATTATTGTCAAATGGAGCCAATATGACAACTCGCACCTTAAACCTCCCGCACGACATCACGGTAAACGTCCAGCAGCCATACGCTGAAGGCCATGTGCTGACGCAACTGGAGGCGGAGAAGTTAAATCACATTTTCGCCGACAACATCCGCACATCGCTGATGTCAAAGTTAAAGCGCGCAGATGATGGGATCTCTGCAGACGACTTGCAGGTTGAATTCCAAGCCTACGCAGATGCGTATAGCTTTGCGCCGCGCAGCGCCAAAACAACTGCCGACCCTGTAGCGAAAGAGGCGAACAAGATCGCCAAGGAGCAAGTGTTCAGCGCAATCCGGAAAAAGGGCGGCAATCCTGCAGATTACACATCCGAGCAGATCGCAGAGTATGTGGCGAAAGTGCTCGAGCACAAACCAGAGATCAGACAGGAAGCTGCGCGTCGTATCGAGTCGAGCCGCAAACTTGCTGGCGATCTCTTGGCCGACATCTTCGACGAGGCTGCATGATATTAGGGAGGGGCACATCACTGGACTTCGACTCCCCAGTTGCCATGTGTTTCTCCCTTCCGCTCTACCCCGTCGGGGTAGGCAAAGACTTTGAGGCCCCACAAGGCACGAAGTCACACACGGACTGCATCGCGTGACAACTATGCAATCCATTGGGGCGGAGCGAACTACGCAAAGCACGTTCCGCCCCTTTGCCTCTCGCAATTCCAAAGGCTACCTATTCCTCCCAGCCTTTGGAAAACTTGGAGGCCAGAAAGCACATCAACACATGCCTTCTGGCCTTCTTTTGTCTCTAGCCGAATGGCCTTGTAATGCGTGAAACCGAACTCCTCTACGAAGCCCTTCATTCCGAACTCGGCATCGAGATTGAACTGGTTGGGAGTTACCAAGCCTCCCTTCAACGCCTTTACACAGCACGTCGCCGCGACCCAGACCTCGAAATAATCCAGATCCTCAAATCACCTTCCTCACCTAATCATCTTTGGCTTGTTAGAAACGAAAACGCTCGTCATCCGAATGCGGGGCAACAGACCTCCGCGCCAGCCACAAGTGCGGCGAATGGGCCGACAGCCCAGCCTGTCAAGCAAAATCCTCAAGGCGAAGGGCCGCTTTACTCCCTAGCCGACCTTCTCGGAGACGATTGAAATGGGCGCAAGGCTCAACGAAGAAACCACGAAAATTCACTTCCACATATTCAGCAAGGATCTTGAACGTATCGATGCACTTTTTTGCCGACAAGGACTGCGCGCGGTCGGACGGTCGAAAGCCTTACGGTTAATCATTCACGCCTACCTTTCACACTTGGAGCGAAAGTCAAATGCAAAGCCCGTCAAATTCGACCCAACCATCTCCGAACTTATCAGCGAGTGAAGGTCAAAGCCCTGACCCGTTGGAGGAGGCCTCACCGTTTTCTCTTGAAGAATTAATGAACCGTGCCCCGCAAATTTCCGACCTCGAAGCTGATCAGATCATCGCCTACCTCCGTGCGCAGAGGGAAAAGTTTGCGCAGCAGGAGGCAACGCCGAAAGTCAAAAAAGCCCCGAAAGCCAAAGGGCCAAAACCCACATTGTCAGTCGATGAATTGTTATCCGGCCTAGACTGATAAATTTAAGGAGCCAATACATGAAAACCGAGGAACTTTCGGAACTCGTTGATAGCTTGCGCCGTCAATCTTCTACTTGGATGGGGGAAGAGGCCTGCGCCCAGCTGGAACGCCTTATCGCCTACACGGAGCGCCTTCACGGCACCGTCGAGGCAATCGACCGACTGCGAGCTGACGGGTATCGGATGATACAAACCGGCAGTGGACAGCATAGCACCAACTAATCAACAAACAGACAGGGACTTCCCATGTCAAACTCATCTCTATCATTGCAGTCTCCCAATTTCCAGATCGCTTGGGACTCCACATCAATCGGCGCATTCAAAACATGCCCGAGATATTACCAGTTGTCAATTCTTGAAGGTTGGCAACCTCGCGAGATCTCCGTTCACCTCACATTCGGTCTTCACTTCCATTCAGCGCTGGAACGCTACGATCATTTGCGTTTTGGGGGAATGGGATATGAAGAGGCGCTGAGAGAAGTGGTAAGATATGTGTTGACAATTACCTGGGACGAGAAGAAAAATCGTCCGTGGATTTCAGACGATCCAAACAAAAACAGGCTGACACTTTTGCGAAGTGTTGTCTGGTATCTGCTGCAGTTCGAACACGACCCTATCGAAACTGTTCGCCTTGCCAATGGCAAACCTGCGGTCGAGCTTTCGTTCCGTTTCGACTCCGGCTACACCACGCAATACGGCGAGAGCATTTTGCTTTGCGGGCATCTCGACCGGCTGGCAATGTTGAACGGGAAGGCCTTTGTGCTGGACCGCAAGACTACAAAATCCACAATCAACTCGTCATTCTTCGACAAGTTCACGCCAGATAACCAAATGACCCTCTACGCAATAGCTGGCAAGGTCGTTTACAATATTCAGATTGAAGGGATTATTGTGGACGGAGCGCAGATTGCTCAGACCTTCACGCGCTTTCTGCGAGGCACTGTGCCACGGACCGAGGCGGTGCTGGAGGAATGGTATTATGACCTCGGCCAGTATCTGGCGACCGCAGAGCTTTATGCAGCCAACAACTATTGGCCCATGAACGACAAATCTTGCGGGCAGTATGGCGGCTGTCCTTTCCGCAAAATATGTGGATTGCCTCCGTCAGTCCGAAAAGAGTGGTTGCAAGCCGATTTTACAAGGCGCATCTGGGACCCCCTCCAAGTGCGGGGGGATATATGAACTACCTCGACACCATCATTTTGACAGTCGGCATAGTCGTTTGCTCATTAACTTTTCTCGCACTTTGGAAATATTAAAATGCCTTCACTCAAAGATCATCATTCCAACACCACTACAAAACTTTTGTTTGTCGGAGATAGTGGGGCCGGAAAGACCGGCGCACTTGCGTCCCTCGCCGCAGCTGGTTTCAAGGTTCGCATTCTTGACCTTGACAACGGCGTGGATGTGCTCCGCGACCTCCTTACAAACGGCAACTACACAAAAGACGCCATCAACAACGTCGAGTATGTGACCATCACTGAGCCTATGAAAAATGCCGGTGGCAAATTGGTGCCCGCGAAGGCGTCGGTGTGGCAGCGTGTGGCTGGCATGTTAGGCGATTGGAAAGACGGTGACATCAATCACGGCTCGATCACCACATGGGACGACAACACAGTTCTGGTGTTGGACTCGCTCACAATGCTTTCCGACGCAGCACTATCATACATCCTCGCCATGAACGGACGTTTGGGGCAGCATCCGCATCAAGCCGATTGGGGCCTTGCGCAAGCACTCGTCGAGAACCTTTTGCGAATGCTCTACGACGAGGGAGTCAAGTGCAATGTGATTATAAATTGCCATATCAAACCGATGGGAGACGATAACGGCCCGGAGCGTTACTACCCCAACACTCTCGGCAAAGCCCTTCCGCCAAAAGTCGGTCGTTATTTCAACACGGTTCTACTTGCTCAAAGTTCTGGCCGAGGCTCCAATCTCAAACGCCAGATCTTCACGACTTCACAAGGAACTATTGAGTGCAAAAATACAGCGCCCTCAAAAGTCCAGCCGTCCTATCCGCTAGATACCGGCCTTGCTGATTACTTCAAAGCCGTGAGGAGCTAACACATGGGAAAACGATCCGGAGCTAAACCTGCTGATCCTGTGTGGGTTTCAGTAGAAGACGCTGTTCGCATGACCAGCATTCGTCGAACATCCATGTATAAGTTAATTAAAGAAGGCACGATTAAATCAACTAGGATAGGTAAAAGAAGGCTCGTATCGATAACCTCGATCCAAAATTTGGGAACAAAACAGGCTGCTTTGCCGAAACAGGCTGCTCCGCGCAGCACAACTTCCACTAGGATAATTACACAAATTGTATTTGCAAATCCTTTTTTATGGGCTCTTTGCAACGATGGAACTGTCTGGAGATATGCGACGAGTGGAACTCAAACTGGATGGGTTCGCGCACTCGATATACCTCAAGACGATAGAGATTAGGCCTTTGGCCTAATGTTGGCCCGTCACTGGGTCTATTTTAATGGAGAAAATGTATGTCAGTAAACTTCAAAGACCTCTTATCAACCAAACTCGATGATGTCAAAGCACCCTCTGCCCTTCCAGAAGGAACCTATCACGGC